TTCGACTCTGGTTAGGTTTCTTTACTCTTTATCGAGTATTGGACTATAAAGGGAAGATGAGCTTCAAAACCGTCACTGATCCCGGAGTGGAGATTTCTTCAAATTTTATCTCGTCCTGGACTTCTCATTGCGAGAGGTTCCGGAGAGCGCTGGAGGCTGAGGGCGTTAAACCATTCCGGTCTAAAGTAGTTTTATCAAGACCAAGTAAGGGGCGTGACGTACGTGACTTTGCTCGGATTCAATCCGTTAAGTCTGAGTCCGTATGGTGCCCTCCCGATGGGATCCTAAAGAACGAAATATTGGATTATAATATCAAATTGGTTCCCCTGATGACTTCTAGCCCTAACACCGTGAAGGTTTATAAGGGTAAAGCCAAGGGCGATGAGCCAAGGCTGGCTAAAGACTACGAGTCTTCTGTGTCGGTCTTTAATATTGTTGAGGATTGTGTTTCGTGGTTAACTCGTCCCACGTTGATACCTTCTTTAATAACTATTTTAGTTCTTACTCGTTCTTCAAACTTATTGTTCGCGCCGCTATGGGAGGCTGCCTTTTGGAAGATCGGTCAGATCTCCAAGGGTAAGTACTCAAAGAGGGACGTGCTGGACGGTAAGGTCAGAGGAACGTTTGGAGAACTAGGCAAGTTGGCCTTAGTTGAGGAACCAGGAAAGCTACGTGTCGTTGCCATGGTTGACTGTATTACTCAATGGGTTCTTTATCCGTTGCACCGATATATCTTTGATAAGATTCTGAGAGTCATACCTCAAGATGGACTCTATGATCAGCTTGGCCCCGTCCGAGCCCTTGTAGATAAATTGCGAGCTCTAGGTTTGAAGAATGTATATTCTTATGATTTATCGGCTGCCACTGATAGATTGCCTGTTGTCTTACAGGAGATCCTCCTTGGTCAATTTGTGACTCCGGAGTTTGCGTCCCACTGGAAGAACCTACTGGTCGGTCGTGCTTACAAGTTGCCTAATCGTTGGAAAACAACGTATGGAACCGCTGCGAGCATCCGATACAGTGTGGGACAACCTATGGGTGCGTATTCCTCGTGGGCCATGTTGGCTTTGGTGCACCATGCGATCGTGCAATTTGCTGCTTCTAGAGCCAAAGTAAGTGGGTGGTTCAATCTCTATGCCGTCTTGGGCGATGATATCGTGATAGGGGATCGCGCTGTCGCCGCTGAATACTGCAAGATCATGTCTGAGATCGGGGTAAAGATCGGTTTTAACAAATCGATTGTTTCGTCCAACCTGTCCCTCGAGTTCGCGAAGCGCTTCTTCTACAAGGGAGAAGAGGTTACTCCTCTGCCGTTAGCAGCGGTGGCATGTGCGTGGCTCG